ATAGCCGTCAGGTTTCTGCGCCCAGATTTCCGGGTTGCCTTCAGGGCTGTAAAAAACGGGCATTATGCGTCCTCCTTTTCTGGGTCGTAATATTCGATGATAACAGCACCGGGACCACCATTACCGCCATTACCGCTCACAGCAGAGTTCCCAAGCCCACTACCATCACCACCTGATGTAGCACCTGTCCCAGCACTCCCTCCACCACCAGCGCCGCGCTGAGAAGACCCAGCACCAGCACCGCCGCCGCCACCATTTCCGTAATCAAGACCACTTAACCCTCCTGAACCGCCATTTCCTGAAGCATCGACTTCACCAATCACATAATGATTACACCCATTACCAGCACCAGCACCGCCGCCGCCACCTGAACCACCAAAACCTGCAGCTCCGGCATCAGTTCCCTCACCCGCAGTACCATTCAATGTCGAATTCATGGAATCCCCACCAGTGCCACCAGCTCCGATGGTTACGCGATATGTACTGCCCTTAGCCAGATTAATATATCCACAAACAACATGTCCGGCACCGCCGCCGCCACCACCACCACTCTGACCACCGCCGCCGCCACCGCCACCGCCGGTCGCAGACAGACTACCAAATGAACTTGCCCCCCCCTGTTTTCCACCAACGCCACCAGCCCCATAACCACCACCGCGACCGCCGCCGCCACCGCCACCAATAACTGTCACGCGTGCCCAGCCAGTCACAGGCGGTGTCCACGAAGCATTGGATTCCGTGATGACAACGCGCGTGTTGAGCAGTGTGGCTGCTACCCAGCTATCGTCCAGCCTGCCATTATCTCCAGCCACCGGCACAGCCCCGGCCATCGCCGTGACACTGGCCAGCACACTGCCTCGCTGCGCGGTGCTGGCGTGGCGGACGCGCAGCTTCCCATCTGTTCCCAGCTCTAGGCCGTCGGAGTTCCCAGTCTGAGGCATGACCTTGCCCGCAGTGGAAGACGTGGCAATGGGGACGGTAGCGGATGCACCAGCAGGGCCGCGCAAATTCACAGACTGCCCCCACGAGCCATCCGGCTCTTTGAAGCGCAGAGCTGTCCCCTGCCATTCATGTTCCGGCGGCAAACCCTGTGCTCCATCGTCCCCCTTCTCGCCTTTCTCCCCTTGATCGCCCTTGGGGCCAGGGTCGCCAGTTGCGCCCTTCTCACCTTGAGGCCCCTGCGGTCCTTCCGGGCCTTCAATTCCTGGTTCTCCTTGCGGGCCAGGTTCGCCTTGCGGGCCAGCATCTCCTTTCTCGCCAGCAGGGCCTTGCGGGCCGATATCTCCGGTGTCCCCCTTTTCACCCTGAATCCCCTGCGGGCCTTGCGGGCCAGTGTCTCCGGGGTCTCCTTTTGCGCCGTCAGCACCGGCAGGCCCTTGAATGCCCTGCAATCCGCGCTCACCCTGCGGGCCTTTGGCCCCGATTTTCACCCAGAACGTGCTGGAATTGTCCTGCGGGGCAGTGCCAGCAGGTGCATCCTTTACACACTCCCAGACCTCTCCATTCAGCGTCACGCGGTCAAGCACGACATACGCTTTCGCGCTGCTGTATGCGCCCTGAAAGACAGGGCGCACCCTGCCAAGCGTCATGCTAGGCATACGTCACCTCCAGTTCGCCATTTTCATTGATCTTGTATGTGGCATCCGGGGCTGCCTGCCCCGTATAGT